AGCGTAAACCAGTGGAGCTGATTCTTCCTGATGATGATAACCTCGTAGCCCAGCTATCCGGTAGAAAGTACAGCCTGACCGAGAATGGCAAAATCAGAATAGAGAGCAAGAAAACCATGAAGCAGAGAGGCAATCCGTCCCCGGACGAAGCCGACTGCGTTCTTTTGTTATGCTTGCCGGTTAAGCCACCCAAAAAGAGAGGAGGAATAAACAATGGCTAAGAAACCTGCAAAACTAGGCGTTCAGATTATCAAGGCTGTGACCCCTGTTGTGAAAGCAGAAACCTCCACTCAGGTCACGGCTGAGGATGCTTATAACGGCTCTGACTGGATAACTCACCCTATCGACCTGAGAGGCTTGAAAGAACTGGTGAAGAATAGTAATATTCTTCCTCAGTGTATTCGAGCGTACAAAAACAATATCGCTGGATACGGCCTTGGTGTTCGCTATATTGACGATGTGGAAGAGACCCCAGAAATGGCTGCGGAGTTCACCCGCATGACCGAGATTCTGGAACTGCTCAACATTGAACAAGACACCAAAGAAGTATTCGAGGACATCATCGAAGCCCGTGAGACCTATGGCATTGCTTATGTCGAGGTTATTCGCAATTTTGCCGGAGAAGTTCAAGAAATTGTATTTCTAAAAGAAACTCCGAGCATTGATAAGACGGTTCCTCTTGAGCCATACATTGAGAGCGTCTACTTCCATCATGGCACAGAGATTGCACGAAACAAGAAATTCTGCAAATACCGTCAGGTTATCGGCGGCAAGACAGTGTATTTTAAGGAGTTCGGCGATCCCCGTATCATGGATAACCGCACCGGGGAATATCTGACGGATGGCGAGACTCTGGATATTCAGTATCATGCCAATGAAATTATGGAGTTTGCCATTGGCACAGAAGCATACGGAGAAGTCCGTTGGATTGGTCAGATTCTGGGTGTAGATGGCGCAAGACGAGCTGAGAACCTGAACAATAACTATTTCATCAACGGTAGACACACTCCGATGATGATTATTGTTAAGGGCGGAACTCTCAGTGATGAATCCTTCGTAAAATTACAGCGGTACATGGAGGAAATAAAGGGCGAAAACGGGCAACACGCCTTCATTGTGCTTGAAACCGAAACTACGGACGGACGGGTTGACTTCGACCAAACGGAAAAACCGGAGATTGAGATAAAAGACCTTGCCAGCATTCTCCAAAAGGACGAGCTGTTCCAAGACTATATCGACAATAACCGCCGAAAGGTTCAATCCTCTTTCCAGCTACCAGACCTTTATGTTGGTTATACGACCGACTTCAACAGGGCCACGGCGCAGACGGCACAGGAGGTAACTGAGGAGCAGGTGTTCCAGCCAGAAAGAAAGTCTCTTGCGTGGGCGGTAAACAACCGCTTGCTCAACAGCTACGGCTTCAAATATGTAGAGTGCTATTTTCTGGAGCCTGACATCAGCAACCCGGATGACTTGTATAAGATTCTCACTGTCTGCAACAACGCAGGTGGCCTCACCCCGAATAAGGCCAGAGAGATCCTGTTTCAGGCCATGGGAGATACCGCAGAGCCATACACCGAAGAATGGGGCGAAGTACCTATCAGCATCCAGCAACGGCAGGGCGGTGGCATGAATCTGGATGGAATTACCTTTGCGTTGAGTAACCAGATTGCCAAAGCAGCGGGGAATCACGATGATTCCGTGGTTGCAGTCATGCGTGAGGTACGAAATCTTCTGAAACAGATGGGAGATAAGGAGGGCGTGTAAATGTGCTTACGATGCCAGAACCTCATTAAAGCCATTGACGCATATATCCAAAAAGCTGACAATGACCTGCAAGACCAGCTAAATGGCGAGGGCTATGTAGAACCAGAAAAGACTGTGGAATATGTGGAGAGCATAGAAACAGGCGTTGAGGACGCTCTGCTTGCTGAAAACGCCTATGTAATCGATCAGGCAGAACAAGCAATTGACCTTGAGACCTTTGCACGGGATGTATGGCCTGGAGTGAAGCTCACGGGCAAGTTGAAAGTCAAACTGGTAGACCTATTTAAGAGCCAGCTTTCCGAGTTTATGCCAGAGTATGTAGAATACTATATCCACCAGACAGACCAGGAGTTGGTTCTTTCTACTGTTTCAAAGAGGACTACGGCATGGGTGGATTTGTGGTCGGAGGACTTAGCTGACCTCATGCAGTTGACCTCTAACCGGGAGATTGAATCCATCCTTGAGAATGGGCTAAAAAATGGTGATGGTGTTATGGAGTTTGCCAGAGCTATCCAGGATAGCAAAATCCGTGATCCGTACTGGAAAGCACGAAGAGCCGCCGTTACCGAAGTATTGAGAGCACACAGTGTAGCGCAGCAAGAGGCTTTCATGCAATCCCCGGCAGTGGAGTCCAAACTGTGGCGGCACACTGGGGGCTATCGGAACGAGCCAAGAGAAAACCACGAGGCTATGGACGGAACTGTGGTTCCAAAGGCTGAACCATTCACTTTGATTGGTGCTGACGGTGGAACCTATTTCCCGATGTACCCTCGTGACACAAATCTCCCGGCAGGCGAGTCCATCAACTGTCATTGCATAAGCCAGCCGGTAGTCAGCACGAAAATATTAGGATTCTCCCTTGAGGAACGCATGGCAATGCAGCAACAGGCTATTGATGATATGGATGCTGAGTGGGAAGCAGAACTTGACGCTCAGAACCGTGCAAAGGCGGGTATTGAATGACCTGTACCATAAGTCGCATATTTGCGGCTATACGGCGGTTTATATTCCGCCTGATAAAATTCACAGCAAACCACAAAAGAACGCAGCAGGAGCCTGTATTCGCCGTATATGCGGAGATATGCAGCAATGGACAAGGCAGACAGCGGGGAAACCCGCTTTTTGCATATATGCCATCATATCGAAAGGAGGTGAAAAGAGTGAAGCGGTTGAAAAAGGCATACGAAATCACAGATGCTAAGATTCAGTTTGTGTCACTTGTAGACAAGGCGGCGAACAAGCGAAAGTTCCTCATGACCAAGGCTGAGGATGGGAAAGCAGTGTTCACCACTTATGGTCGCATTGTTAAGTCTGATACAGACAGCCACTTTGTAACAGGCATTGTCTACGAGCCTATGGTTGAGGATGCACACGGAAACTTCATGTCTGAAGAGGAGATCACTAAGGCTGCCTACTGGTATGCTAAAAACGGTGACAAGGTAGATTTGCAGCACAGCTTCGAGCCACTGGGTAACGCCTGCGTAGTGGAATCGTGGATTGCCAAAGCAGACTTTGAGATTAACGGTGAATCCATCAAGAAAGGCACGTGGCTCATGACCGTGGAGGTTACGGATGAGGATGTCTGGACGGGAATTGAAAAAGGTGAAATCACCGGATTCTCGATGGGTGGTGTAGGAAATTACAGCGAGGAGGACACCGACTTGAATAGCATCGAAAAGCAGCAGGAACCCGAAAAGAAAGGCCTGCTCATGCAGCTTGCGAAAGCCCTCGGCCTAAGTGTGGTAGAAAAAGGTGAAGTAGCAGAGTTGTACGAGGAGCGCATCAAGAGTGATAACTTTTGGACGGCATTCTACGCACTGGAAGATGTTCTGCGCAGGTACGACTACTTTGACGATAAAGTGGTTTGGCAGGGGGACGAGGAAACTGTCAAAACTGCATTGCAGGACTTCTCTAATATTATCCAGAAGCTACTTACCGGGGGCCAGAGCATCACAAAGACTATTTATGGCGACAACCAGACCATCGTGAAGTCTGGCAAGGCTATGAGTAGCAAGAACAAGGAAATGCTGCAAGGGATTTATGATAGTCTCGGCACTTTCCTTGCGGCCTTTAACGAGGAGCCGGAGAACCCGGAAACCGTAGAAAAGGCAGAAATCGAAAAGGAGGAATCTGAAATGACTAAGGAAGAAGTAGAGCAGATTGTTTCCACAGCTATCGCCAAGGCCATGCAGCCTGCAGGGCAGGTTGAGCAGCAGCCAGAAGCACAGGTTGTCGAGAAACAGGAAGGCGCAGAGGCAATCACTGCTGAGTCCATCGAGAAGATGGTTTCCGCAGCCATTGAAAAGGCTATGCGGCCCAAGGAGGAGCCTGTATCTATGGAGCAGGTACAGGAGATGATTACTAAGGCGGTTGAGTCCGCTATCGCTCCTGTTATGAAGGTAAAGGGGCTGCCCACCAACATTGGAAATGGCAGAGTTGAGAAGCAGCAGGAAGAAATCCACTACCTGCACGGGATTCTCTAATCACAATAAAGAAGGAGGAATAAGACTATGCCTACTACTAACGAAATTATTCGTAAGGCCATTAACACTGGCGACTTTACTCCGAACAATGGTCACGGCATCCTGAACCCCGAACA